ATGGCGGGTATATGACTGAGGAGGAAGCCCTTATCGAGGCTGAGAGGCGGTACAGGGCAGTTGCACAAGAGCGTTACAGGATGACATTTGATGGGCGTGGTAAATCAAAGGTTCGACCCAATAGGGTAATAGAGATGTTGAACGTGGGAGATAATCAGTCTGGGCTGTGGTATGTTAGGGAATGTGTAGACCGGATAGCTGGAAGCATGTTCAAGCAAGATATAACCGCTATTCGAGACGCACTTGGAACGGTTAGCACTGTAAAGAAACGACCAATTACAAGACCCAAAAATGATAATGATGGACCTGGAGCCGGTGAAAATGGAGAGCAACAGCTCTATGCCGTACCAAAGCTCAAGGAAGTTGAAGGAACGTGGAAAATAGTAATTGGATATTACAATAATCCAGCTGGTAACGGGTCAGAGGTGTCTGCAAGCAATGCAAACTGGCAAGCTCGGAAGAATGCAGTTAATGAATTACAAAACAGCGGACTATATACCGCTGCACAAAGCGAAGCTGACAAATTTAATGCGGAGTTTCAATAATGAGGGGTAGCGCAGAAGACAGGGCTGGTTCAACTGATAGGCTTTTGGGTCTCTATGGAGGCACGGTAATCAAGCGAGAAAAGGACCCTGATAACGACCCAGAATGCAAAGACTTGAATATGATGGGCAGATGCAAGGTGGAAATACCAGGCGAATTTGACGAGGGCGTTTGGTGTCAAGCCCGTGGTTCTGGTGCCTATAGGTTTGGACGGCAAGAGAGCCCTCCTTTGGGATGTGATGTCTTGGTGCAATTCGTAAACGGAGAGCGGGACCAGGGACGGTGGGAATATGCAGATGCAGCAGAAGACGAGGTGTTTCCAGAGTATACACACCCAGACATTATGGTAGACGGAGACTTGAACTTTAGATTTGTTAGAGACCGTCGAGAGGGACAACAATACGCAGCGTTTCAGGTTATCAAAGATGTAGCTGGTGCTGAGACGCTTATTTGTGAGTTGAGGTTCGACATCCAAAACAACATGGTGCGGCTATTCGGAACTACTGGACTCAAGTTAGAATCAAGAGGGCTGATAGACATAGACAGTGTCGGCGACATTCAAATAAACGGCAGAAAAGTAATGCCGGTGAATAGGGTTATTTAATGGCCTGGAATCCCATATGGAGCCCCACAGAAGGCATAATTTGTCTGGACCTGCCAGCGGTGCCGGACCAGCTAGAAATTTGCTTTCCTGGTGGGTTCTGCCTATCTCATATCTGGCAGGGTATCGACAAGATTCCAACAGGTGCCGATTTGCCACTGCAATTCTTTGGTCAAATTGGCCCGGCAATGGCGTTTATGAAGCCTGTTTTCACTATTCTGGATACGGCGCTTGCAATCTATCGATGTGTAACAGCGGTTCCAGACGCAATTCTTAAACTGGACCCAGGTGCTATTTTTGAATGTATGCCCGAGTTGGTGGCGCTCATCAACGAGCTTTTGTCATTGATTCCACAGCTTAGTCTACCCCGCATGGTTAAGCAGATTCTGATAGGGCTTGCCCAGCTTCTCGAAGGTGTGGCCAGTGATTATCAGTATTTATTAGCTCAATACCAACGGGTTATTGATGAGATAGACAGAGCAGCAGACCTGGACGATGTAACACTGAACGACTTTTTAACGTGTAGGCAGAACACCATCACTGATACCGCCATGAGCACATCAGAAGCTCTGCAAGGAATAGGCAGAATTGTTCTGTTGGCCAATGTATTGATAGGGTTATTTGGTGGAGATGTAGAAATACCGTGTTTTAATGATATGATAGACCTGACAAATCTTCAAAGTACTGTGGATTTGCTTTTGGAACTAGCTGCATATTTAAGACAATTGGCGGCCTTAATACCAGACCCTCAATACACTATATCGTTAGCACTGTCAGGGTTGAAATGCTAGGAGGTTCAAATGTTTGAAGGACAATATGGAAAGGGTCTAATTTTCCCGTTCCAACAAAACGGACAGGGGGATTACTTACAAGGTGAAGGTGAGACGCTTTTAAATTCAGACATAACGCTCCTTCTGGGATGCAGCCAAGGCGAACTTCTTTGGGATACTGAACGTGGAACTAGATTGGTAGAAATTCTGCACAGGAGTTATTCTGCAGAAGCTGTCAAGGCACTTGTATTGCACATGGTGGCCGAAGCCATGGACAAATATGAATCCAGGGTGCGACTTACCAGCATAGATGCAAAAAAAGTGGGTAATAAACTAAAACTATATACTAGTTACCGTCCTTTAGGGTATAGTAGTAATGCACTGGGGGCCACAGTCGAACAGGAAATCGGTTAAAATGGCCATTCTACCTACAAATTATGACTATACGAGCAAGGATACTACCTCATTAGATGCCAGGATGGTAGACCTCATTTTATCGATATTTCCAGATTATCCCGTAACAGCGTACAATAATGCTGGAAATCTCTTTCGAGAGCTTTTCAGTTTCATGGGAGATGTGCTAAGCCTGTATTCCAATAAACAATCCCGTGAAATGTTCTGGTCTACGTTCAGGCAGCGTAAAAGTGCGATTAGACTAGGCAAATTGACTACATATGAATTATCGGGCGCGACTGCTGCTACTGCCGACGTTACTGTAACAATCTCAAACGGGCCACTGGGAGACGACCTGGTCATTCCGGCTGAGACTATCGTCCGTACTTCTAATATTACCGATTCCATAAGAGGAGAGGTTCAGGCGGCTGTAACAATTACAGCTGGCAACACAACAGGAACTCTCAGCTGGGAACATTCCCTAAGCAAGAGTGCAACATTCACGAGCAACGGAAACGCCAACCAGGAATTCTTTTTGGCAGAAGGCCCTTACATCGATGACAGTGCTGTGGTGACAACCTCCCTGGGTACTTGGACCGAGGTAACTAATTTTCTAAACTCAGACGCAAACGATTTAGACTACATCATTAGAGTGGACCAAAACGATAAGGCCACAATCAGAACCGGCGACAATCAAAACGGTATTATTCCATCTGGAACAATCACAGTAGCATACAAAACTGGAGGCGGGGCATCTGGAAGCGTGGCGGCAAATTCACTCATAGTTATTGAGGGAACGTTTGCAGACTTGAGCGGAAACCCGGCAATACTAACAGTTACAAACCCAGTTGCTGCTACCCCGGGTGATGATCGAGAATCCATCGGAACAGCCCGGGTAAACGGACCGGCAACTCTTACAGCATTAACCAGGTCGGTTGCACGGACAGACTTCGAAGTACACGCATTGAATGTATCAGGGGTTGCCAGGGCGCTTATGGTGACTAGCAATGAAATATCCATGGATGAAAATGCTGGGTATCTATATATAGTTCCAGTGGGTGGAGGTACTGCCAGTACGGCATTACTAACATCAGTGGAAACAGCTGTAACAGTAACCTATCCATGTACTACCACTTTCACTGTCACTGCCAGAACAGCGGCATATTTGGACGTTGATGTGACTTGTCATATCTGGATTAAAACCGGATATGCAGCGAGTGTTGTTAAAACTGCTGTTGAATTGGCACTAACTGAGTTTTTTGAACCTCTTGTATCAAGAGAACGTCTTGGACCTGATGGTGAAACCCTCGAAGTTGGAGAGGCTAATCCTAATGTAGATTTTGGTTATAACTACAAGGATGAAGACGACCTGCCAGCTGGAGAAATAAATTGGTCTGATGTCCAAAATACTGTTAGAGACGTGGCAGGCGTAAGAAAAGTAGGAGCTGGAGAAACTGAATTTACACTTAATGGACAGCGAGATGATGTGCAAATAAGCAATCATCAATTCCCAAGACTTGGAACTGTAACAATTTATGATGGCAATACAGGCTTACAGCTATGACAAATCCGTTCGACAACTCTAGTTTCGAACTAGCTCCAACCTACGGTCCGGATGTAGTAATAGCTTCTGCTGCTTACGTAGAAGATACTGTCGTCTACCCAATAGCCGCCATTGGTGCAACCGAATTACACTTAAAGGTAGATGGCGGAATAGAGCAAATACTAGACTTTGTAGGCACGGAAACCACAGCGGCAAATATAGTCACAACCCTGAATAACATCATGGATGGAGCAATTGCATCTGTAGTGGTCGGTCAAGTTAGAATATCCTCATTAACCACCGGACAGTTTTCGTTTATAGAAATCACAGGTGGGACAGCCAATCTAATTCTTCAATTTCCTACCGCTCAGGCCAGGGGTGACGATGGAAGTTTTGAGGGGGATGGCGTAGTAAATTGGACACCTACACTGTGTACACCAACGAAGGAATCTGGTACCCGCACTGGCGGAACAGGTGAGAGTGTTGTACGCCTTACTGCTGCTGGAGCTGGTGATTCTAAAATATCTGTTGCTAACCTAGTAATCGGAAAAACCTACAGGGCAAGAGTGTGGGCCAAGGGCGACGGTACAGCTGTTCCAGTAATCCCGTTTGATGGAACTTATGATATGTATACAGGCACGGCATCTATAGACTGGGACGAAGTTGATGTTGCATTTGTAGCGCAGAGTACAACCCTAGAGTTATCTGGCACAAATAACGCAGCTGGCCTATATGTAGAATTTGATGACCTGGTGGTTGAACGGATTTATTCAGTCTATGGAGAAGCTAGCCCCTGGGAATGGAACAGTAGTCAAGCTGTTGGTGCGTTTGCTGAATTCAATTCGGTAGAACCGATGCCAGCTGGTACACCCAGAGGATACGAGATAGGCACTGGTTTTCATCTAGTACCTGTTTATCGAGGTGGGAGAGAAGATTTTATAGCCGGATGGGATGATAACCACCTATGGTATTCTTCATTACCAACCCCAGCGGCTGCAGAGTTTAATGATGAAGCTCCAACCTATGCTGGTATCATAGAATCATTTGAGGTTTGGGACGGCCCAAACTGGGTAGACGGAGACCCAACTTTTATTTCCCCCTATTCAGAAACCGTGCCAACAGGATGGAACGGTTGGTACAATGATGATTTGACAGTGACAACCTTGCCACTGGAAACAGAGAATTTTGACGAGTCTTGGGATAATGACCCGTTCCACAGTGGTTGTACTTGGTATTCTGGTACAGCATTAACAGGTGTTTTAAATTCATCTGCTATAACATTTCCCCTTGCTATAGGAGCTTCACAAGCTGATTTACATGTACTATTAAGAAGTGCAACTGATGATCTATATAAGATGACAATTACACCCCAAACATTTGCGAGTGTAACAACGTTAGTGACTCACCTTAATACGCTTAGACCAGCAGCCCTTACAAATGCAGGGTTTATTTTTGCATCCTGGACTGATAGTACCAATGTAGGCATAACATGGGGATGGGACGAGTCCAAGGATACTGCAACAACTGTCTATGAAACATTTTTTGTAACAATACAAAGCAACCCATATTATAGAGATGCTAGGCCGCTTATTGGTCTTAATACATTGGGTTTGAATAGTGCTAAAACAGAAGTGTTGTTCCCTGCGTCATTATTGACTACGATGCCAGTAGGAGTTTTAGCAACAGATACCTTAATGGTAGATGCATGGTCTCAAGTCAAATACTCAACAGATGACCCTTATGGAACAATGATACTTTCCGTGTATGGTCAGACGGCTGCTATTTTTAATGCGGCGATAACATCAGAAGACCATCTAGAACAATTTCTAATAGATGGTTGGTTTGGAATTACAGCGGCTTGGAATCCGACTTATACGGCACCAGAGATAACAGCTGCTTCTTTTACTGGCGTTGTTACAATAGAACAATTTGTGAATACAGAATGGGCAAACGAACTTTACCCGTAGGAGATAACGATGGGACAGAACGACTGGACAGATTTGACAACAATACTTAGTGCAGCTGCTGTGGCGCGTGGTGTAACAGCTGGGATAACCCCTCCAAACGGTGGTGGGTCTTTTGTGTTTGGGTATAACTCACTTGACGGCACAAGCATCGGAGCAGTGGGCAAGTATTGTAGTCTGGCTAATTTTATACCAACGGCTGCCGGTGGTTCCATTCGAGGAGCTTTGAAGCGATTGTCATCTACTGCCAATACTGGGTTTTCTCCATTCCTAATAGGGTGTGCTGCTGGTGTAACAGTAAACGATACAGCGTACTTGTTGGGACTACAAGATGAAGACCCATATAAAATTGTGTTAGTCAAAAGCACGATTATATCAGGTGTCAATACTGATGATTCGGCTGTCACAACTCTCAGGTCTTCATCATCAGAATATCAAATCAGTGACGACCTTTGGCACCACATAAGACTTGATGTAATTGTCCAGGATAATGGAGATGTTTTATTGAGCGTCTTCGAAAATGCCGACCTGGTTACCAATGATGTTACAGCTCCAGTTTGGACCGCAGTTGCTGGCATGACTGACTATATAGATGACCGGTTACAAATCAACACAGGGAGCGCTCCTTTGACCCCAGGCGGCTATTGGGGGTTTGGGTATGCAGTAAGCGAGGCAATCAACAGACGTGCAGCAGTGGACGCCATAGAGGTTTACAGGGCAACCTAGAATGAGTACTTGGTTTGACAGGCAAGGCGGGGCACAACAAGGGCGGATAGCTCCCAGTGTAAGAGTGGATGCAGCTGATGGGACCTA